ATGAGTCATACTTCAAACACATGGAGAAGATGATGAAGCTACAGAATGATAGCTTAGCTAAAGTTCTTAAGGCTGCTGTAAAAAAGAATAAGCAAATCCAAAAAACAAAGAGAGTAGTCATCCGTAAAGAGGCAATGCCTTGGAAGATGATGATCTTAATCTTTGTATCAATGCTTGCTCTATACATAGTTAACAAACTTTTTATTTCTAAAAAATGACACCTGCTGAAATCACAACTTTTATTATTGGCACCGCTGTACTAATTATTGGATACTTTCTTAAGATAGTTCACAATGATGTACGTAAAAATACAGAAGACCTTGGCAAACTTAAAGGCAAGATTGAACTTGTAGAACAAGAGAACCGTCTTAAGTACCAAGCTATTCAGGAACAAACACAGCTAGAGATTAAGATGCTTGCAAGAAATGTAAGTGATCTTTCTGTAGCAGTTAAAGAACTAATGCTAAAACTTCACTAATATGGTACTATCTGCTGAAGCTCCTTCATTTGGAGTATTTGAAACATTAACCCAATATGGGGCACTAGGAGTTGTGGTCCTAGGTTTAGGAGCTGTTCTTTGGTTTATGCTAAAGAGACAACTTGCTTCTGAAGACAAATTAAAAACTAAAGTTGACGAGCTACAAAAAGAACTCACTACTTATATTGCTTCAGATGCTCAGAAAACTACAGAGGCTTTGAACAATAATACAAAAGCTCTTGAGAAACTACAAGACATTATAATCTCTAAGCGATGAAAAACAAGCTTGTAATACTTGGACTTATAGCAATAATCATTGCTCTTATGCTTACTCAAATACTTAAGAGTGGTACAGAGCATGTTGATGTTGTTGACACAGCACAAACTCTTCAAGCTGATAATGAAAAACTAACTGAGGAGAATGGAATACTAGAGTCAGATGTAAAACAGCTTGAGAAAACTGTATTAACTGCAGAGGGTGAACTGGCACAAACACCAGTTGCAGAAACTATTGAGGTTATTAAAAAGGTGAGAATTTACATTCATGACACTATTGTTATTCATGATACAGTAGTTATTAAAGAACAGAAGAATTTTTGGGGTAAGACTAAATCAGATACACTATGAAAAAGTTTTTTAGAGAACTCATCTCAGATGACAATCAAATAAATGAGCAAGCCTTTGTAGGTGTAGTAGCATTCTTTGCTATGGTGTTTATCCTAGTAGTTGATGTAATCACAGGTATCATGAGTAAGGAACTTATCATAAAAGAATTTATCTTTGATGGTTTTATGATCCTTACACTTGGAGCATTTGGGATTACTACAGCAGGTAGAATTTTATCACTTAAAAAAAAGAACAAAGATGAAGATAACAAAGACGGGAAAAGCGGGAATTGATATGATCAAGTCATTTGAAGGGTTCAGAGGAGCTCCTTACAAATGTCCTGCAGCTATTCCTACAATTGGATACGGAGCTACATTTTATCCTAATGGTAAGAAAGTGACTATGTCAGATGCTACTATAACTGAGGAACAAGCAACTGAACTACTAGCTAGTATGCTAGTAAGCTTTGAGAAGTATGTAGATAGCTACTGTGTAGATAGTATCAATCAGAACCAATTTGATGCATTGGTATCATTTGCTTACAATCTAGGGCCTGCAAATCTTAAGGCTTCTACATTGCTTAAGAAAGTAAATGCAAATCCAGAAGATGAATCAATTAGATTAGAATTCCTCAAGTGGGTAAAAGCTGGGGGTAAAACATTAAAAGGTCTTGTTAGACGCAGAGAAGCTGAAGCAGACTTGTACTTTAAAAAATAAACAACATGCAACTAAGTAAAAATTTAGCATTAGCAGAAGTGATGAGATCAGAAACTGCTAAAAGAAAAGGTATCAGCAACATGCCTACACCTGAACACATTGAGAACTTTAAACTATTAGCTGAGAAAGTATTTCAGCCTATTAGAGAGCACTTTGGAGTTCCTATTATCCTTTCATCAGGATACCGTAGCAAAGAACTAAACACAGCTGTTGGTGGTGCATTAAGCTCACAACACTGTACTGGTGAAGCTATTGATATTGATATGGATGGTACTACAGTTACTAATAAGCAGATCTTTGATTTTATCAAAGACAATCTAAACTTTGATCAGATGATCTGGGAGTTTGGTACAGATAGTAATCCTGATTGGGTACACGTATCTTATGAGTCTACCGGTAAGCAACGCAAGCAAATACTCAAGGCTGTTAAATCAGGTAAGGGTACATCTTATGTACCTTATAAATAATAAGACTATGATATTTAGAAATAATTGGAGAGTCCACAACAAACAGTGGGACAAATTCCAAATAAGAGCACGTCTTGGAAAGATTGATATCTTAACACTAGAAGTAGACATCTCAAGACAGTTTTATCTTATTACCCTATTCAACTTCACAATGAAGAATAGATAAAAGTTTAGAACACTATATAAGCCCAGGTAGTTACACTATCTGGGTTTTTTGTTTTAAATGTGTAAGGTTTAAACTTTTGTTCTATATTTGTGTAAACTTAAAATATAGAAGTCATGGAAAACCAAACAGAAGAAAGAGAATTAACAAGAGAAGAACTAGAGCAGAAGAAAGAAGAAATGTATCAGTTCTACACCGAGTCTCTTAAGTATCTTAAAGCTCAGTGCGAGTATGAAGTAACACTTGCTAACATTGAAGAAGCGCGTTTCAAAAGAACTAGCATCCAAATGCAGTATGCTATGATGGCATCACAACAAGAAGACGCAATGGCAGGTTCTACATCTCCTGAAGAATTGAGAGAAGAAATTCAGGCAGAACAAAAAAGAAAGCTTAGAAAAGATTAATCATGGCTTTAGTAAATCAAGTACAAAAGCGTGTAAGAATGCCCAAATGGGATGTTGTTAAGTTTCAGATCTTGACTCATTGTTATATTAACCGTATAACAGTGAGTGAGTCTGATCTTAACTGCTTGACTTTGTTAAGTCTTAATGAACCCATAGAACTTACACATTTTTGTTATGATGCATCTACTGATGAAGACTGGATATTTAAAACTCCACAGACTGTAAGAAACTGTATTAGTAAAGCTGAGAAAAATAAACTTGTTGTAAAAGATCCAAACAACAAAAAGGTTATTAGAATTAATCCTGCTATGCAAATACAGACGGATGGTACAGTATTACTTGACTACAAATTCCTAGGGGATGATACCAAAGAAACCGGAGACAATAATTAAGGAAGTTGCTGAACAACATGATCTGCCTATATCAATGGTAGATGATGTTATAAGTTTCTATTACAAAGAAGTTAGAAAAACCTTATCAAGTTTAGAACATCTAAATATAAACCTGGTAGGTTTAGGTCAGTTCATTATGAAGACTAACTCTGTAAATGGAATGATTAAAAAGTATAGAGCCCTTAATAACAAATATGACAGTCAAACATTCACTAATTATCATAACAAAAAAAATGCAGAGCAAAAGCTGGAAACATTAGTGGCAGCTAAGACTAAGATAGACGCATTTCTAATAAAGAAAAAACTATTTAAATATGGCCAACAGACTAAAAGACATTTGGAAGAACAGAAAACAGATAATGGAGGGAGTGAAGAACTCAGTAATCCGTGATGAATTTGTAGAAGATATTGCTGAGCATAGAAAAGAGATCTGTGATTCTTGTGAACATATTGATATAAAAGGTAAAGAATGTGCTATGCCGGGAACAAATCCTTGTTGTTCTTTATGTGGTTGTTCATTAACTTTTAAAACCAGGGCGCTTTCTTCCGAATGCCCAGACGGTAGATGGTTTGCTCTTCTATCTGAAGATGATGAAGATAAACTAGACGCACTATGAGTATTACATTTAATGCTGCAGATCACAGCTACAAAAGCATTGATGCAGAAGGTATAGACTGGATAAGTGTAACATCACTCTTATCTAACTTTAAGAAACCCTTTGATGCTGAAAAAGTAGCAGCTAGTGTAACTAAGAAAAGCAGGTCTAAATGGTTTGGTATTCCACCGGAAAAGATTCTTGAGTTATGGAAAGCAGAAGCAGACCGTGCTACTACACTAGGAACATTCTATCATAATCAAAGAGAAGCAGATCTATGTTCTTTATCTTCTATAGAATTAGAAGGTATTCCTATCCCTATCTATAGACCTATTGAAGAAGGTTTGTTAAAAAGAGCACCTGAACAAAAACTTACAGATGGTATATACCCAGAGCATATGGTCTATCTTAAGTCTGCGGGCATAT